GTTGTGACCATGTTTGGTTCGTCGGCTACTCAGTACCCACAGAACTTGGTCTACCACAAGGACGCGATCACGTTTGCCACGGCTGACCTCCTGCTGCCGCAGGGTGTCGATATGGCTTCGCGCGCTGTCCACAACGGTATCAGTTTGCGGGTGGTTCGCCAGTACGACATCAACAACGACCGTCTGCCATGTCGTATTGACGTTCTGTATGGCTTCAGCACGATCCGTCCACAGATGGCTTGCCGTCTCTGGGGTTGAACCTTTTAATCGCAAGGAAATATCATGGCTCTTCCTAATGGTGCTGGTGGTTACCAGCTTGGCGACGGTAACCTGAACGAAGTCGTTCTTGGTTATCAAGCCGCTCCTCAGTCTGTTACGGCTACGGCAACTCTGACCGCCGCACAAGTCGCCTCTGGCGTCTTGTTGGTTGGTTCGGGCGCTACCACTGCTCAGACGTACACGCTGCCCACGGGCGCGTCGCTAGATGCTCTGGTGTCTAGCGCCAAAGTCAACAGCACGTTTGAACTAACGCTGGTGAATTTGGGTACATCTTCGGGAACCGCCGCGCTTGCTGCAAGCACTGGCGTAACTGATGGTGGTAACGGACTGGTAGCGGTCGCTATTACATCTAGCGGTCGGTTCCTATTCCGGCGTACCGGCGATTCGACTTGGGTTGTTTACCGCGTCTAAGTCTGAAGGGGAGGGCCACAAGCCCTCCTCTTTTTTAAAGGATTATCATGCCTAATACGCAAGCAATCGGAGTTGCTTACTCCGATCCTGAGTTCACCACGATGTACGCCAGTCAAGAGATTGGGTACTCGGCTGGGGCGCAAGGTACGGTTACGCAAGCAACCAGCAAATCTACTGGGGTTACGCTCAACAAGAGCGCTGGCCGCATTACGATGAATGCTGCCGAACTAGCGGCTAACACCGCTGTTTCGTTTACCTTGACTAACTCTTTGATTTCTACCAACGATACGATCATTGTGAACGTGTCTGGAGGTGGTACAACGGGTGCTTACACAACCTACATTTCCAGCATGACGCTTGGTTCTGCGGTTGTCACGTTGCGTAATTTGACTGCCAGTCCTCTTTCCGAGGCTGTTATTCTTAACTTCGCAATTATTCACGGCGCAAGCTAACGGGCGGGGCTTCGGCCCCACCTTTTGAGGTTTACGATGGCAACATATTCGGCTGGTGAGCAGATCAACCGCGCCCTGCGACTGTTGGGTGTACTGGCAGAAGGTGAAACGTCATCGGCTTCGGTGATGCAAGATTCATTGACTGCAATGAATCAGATGATTGACAGTTGGAACACCGAACGACTGTCAACGTTCAATACCCAAGACCAAACGTATCTTTGGACTCCAGGTTTTATCACGCAGACGCTCGGCCCGTCTGGTGATTTTGTTGGCAACCGGCCAATCTTGCTGGATGATTCAACGTACTTCCGTGACCCGTCAACAAACGTGTCTTATGGCATCAAGTTCATCAACCAGCAGCAGTACGACGGAATCGCGGTTAAGACCGTGACCTCCACTTATCCACAGGTTATGTGGATAAACATGGAGTATCCCAACATCACGATGACGATCTACCCAAAGCCTACGCGGGTTTTGGAGTGGCATTTCATTAGCGTTGAAGAGTTGACGCAGCCAGCTACGCTGGCAACTATTATGGCTTACCCGCCGGGTTACCTGCGGGCGTTTACCTACAATTTGGCGATGGAAATTGCGCCTGAGTTTGGCGTCGAACCATCAGAGCAGGTCAAGCGCATTGCCATGACCAGCAAGCGCAACCTTAAGCGCATCAACAACCCTGACGATGTGATGGCGATGCCGTACTCGCTGGTTGCGACTCGCCAGCGCTACAATATTTTTGCTGGAAATTTTTAACAATTATAACTGCTATGTTTTCCAGCAATAAAACCCTTGGTTCCTTTGACCGCCCGCAAAAGCCCTTTGGCTTTGTAGGCATCAATCGCGTGCTGAATGTTTTGTTGATGTGTCAACAACTCCAAATTTTCCAATCGATTGTCAGCCCGATCAAGGTTTTTGTGGTTAATTTCCAATCTATCAGGAATGGCCCCATTAAACGCTTCCCAAACAACACGATGTATTCGACGTTTTGTGTACTCGCTGTTTTTGCAAAAATCTACAGTCAAATAACTTGTTCTGTCCAAGCGTGGTTTGACAGGTCTATGCGCAGCATTTCCGTTCCATGTTTTGCCCAATTTAATAGATTGAGCGGTGGGAATGCTGACGTTCAAAAACTCAGCAACTTCCTTCAATGTAGCGCCTTGGTCAAACATTTCTTTAGCTTGTGGAACTTTCGTTGCGTCCACCGCTTTGGATCTGGCGGTTCGACGCACGTTACCCACGTCGCTAACTTCGTACAAATCCTCAAATCCCAGAACTGGTTTCCATGTTTCCATGCGTTAACTCCTTTTACGTTAAATAGAGTATAGCATGAAGACCCCAATTTTAGGTAGCGCATATGTTGCTCGCAGCATCAACGCTGCGGACAACAGAATGGTCAATCTGTTTCCAGAGATTATTCCTGAAGGCGGCAAAGAACCAGCGTTTCTGAACCGCGCTCCTGGACTGACTTTGCTTTCTACCGTTGGCACCGGCCCTATTCGTGGGTTGTGGACGTTTAACGGTGTTGGTTACGTTGTCAGCGGGTTAAGTCTTTACAAGATCACCAGCAGTTACGTCGCTACGTTTTTGGGTACTGTGTCTGGCACCGGGCCGGTCAGCATGGCTGATAACGGCACCCAACTGTTCATCGCGTGTAACGGCCCGAGTTACATCTATAACTCGCTGACCAACGTCTTTGTTCAAATCACTGACGAAGATTTTCCTGGTGCAGTGACTGTTGGTTACTTAGATGGATACTTCGTATTCATTGAACCTAACAGCCAGAAAGTTTGGGTAACGGCGCTGCTGGAAGGCACATCAGTTGACCCGCTAGATTTTGCCAGCGCGGAAGGTTCGCCAGACAATTTGGTCAGCATGATCGTTGACCACCGCGAAGTGTGGTTGTTTGGGACCAACTCGGTTGAGGTTTGGTACGACGCTGGCAATCCTGATTTTCCGCTGCAACGCATCCAAGGCGCGTATAACGAAATTGGTTGCGCGGCTACGTTCTCGGTTGCCAAACTAGACAACGGTCTGTTCTGGTTGGGCGCTGACGCTCGCGGGCAAGGCATAGTCTATCGCGCTAACGGTTACACGGGCCAACGAATCAGCACCCACGCGATTGAATACGCGATTGCCCAATACGGTACGATCAGCGATGCTGTTGCGTACACATACCAGCAAGAAGGCCACGCCTTTTACGTCCTGACGTTCCCGTCAGCCAACGCCACCTGGGTATATGACGTATCCACGCAAGCGTGGCATGAGCGGGCAGCGTTCTCTAACGGTCTGTTCTTGCGGCACCGCAGCAATTGTCAGATGGCGTTTAACAGCGAAATCGTTGTTGGCGACTTTGAGAATGGCAATCTGTACGCATTTGACTTAGACGTTTACGCCGACAACGGCAGCGCCCAGAAGTGGCTGCGCTCCTGGCGGGCGTTACCCACCGGCCAAAACAACCTGACCCGAACCGCGCATCACAGTCTGCAACTAGACTGCCAAAGTGGTGTTGGGTTAAACGGTGGCAGTGAAACAGAACCAACGTATTTGCTGACCGAATCAGGTTTGTTTATCACTACCGAAAGCGGCGATTATTTGGTCAGCGTCGCGGGTGATGCGTACACGTTGGGGGCTGACCCGCAAGTCATGCTGCGATGGTCGGATGATGGTGGGCATACTTGGTCAAACGAACATTGGGCGTCTTTTGGTCAAATTGGCGTTTATCAAAAACGCGTGTTTTGGCGTCGGCTTGGTATGACGCTCAAACTGCGTGACCGAGTTTACGAACTGTCTGGTACAGATCCGGTCAAGATCGCCATTATGGGCGCTGAACTGCACTTGAGCGGGACGGCTGCGTAATGCCTGTTGTCAATAACATCACCCAGATCCCTGCCCCTCGGGTTGATTTTATTGACCCGCGCACCGGGTTAATGTCGCGGGAATGGTATCGGTTTTTTTTGAACCTGTTCACGCTGACCGGATCTGGCGCAAACAACACGGCAATTGAAGATTTCAATTACGATCCGATTGGCGGTCAGATAACTGAAATTTACAACACGCTCAACACATTAGAACTTGGGCCGGTCGGTCAGCCAGCGTTTGATAGCGGCGTTACCCAGGTCAACACAGGTACAGGATTAACCGGCGGTCCAATCGTAACGACTGGCACAATCAGCATTGACAACACCGTTGTAACGCTAACAGGCACACAAACGTTGACCAACAAGACCATCACTGGTCTTGCCAGTGGATCAACGGTCAAAGACAGCGCTGGCAATTTGTACGGTTTTGGTTTTCGGACCATGCCGCAATCGAGCAACACTAGCGGGACGTTGGTGTTGTCCGATAGTGCCAAACACCTTTACTTGACCGGCAACGTCACGGTCCCGCCTAACAGCGCCGTGGCGTTTGATATTGGTACAGTCATCAGCGTAATCAGTAACGCAACCGCGCTGGTCATCCAAGCCGGATCTGGCGTCACACTTAAACTTGCCAACTCTGCATCAACCGGCAATCGATCAGTTGCGTCTAATGGCGTCGCCACCATGATCAAGGTCGCGACTAACACTTGGTACGTTTTTGGTCTAGGTGTGACATGAGCGGCTTTTTAGGGATGTTTACTTATGGCGGCGCGGGTACGCCTTCGGAGTACATCGCCTATTCCACAGCAGTTGTTGGGCGCCGAGTGTCGGCATACCCGTGGTCAGACGCGACTGGATTTGGCACAATCTACAGTACTACTACGTCCATCAACTTGTTGAGTAACGAAGCGTCAAGGCTTTCGTTTACTAAAGACAATTCGCTGTTTAGTTTTAGCGGAACAATTACACCTTTTGTCCATGTTTGGCCTTGGTCATCATCTGGCTTTGGCACCAAGTACGCCAACCCAACTAGCGCCCTATCACCAACCGGCGCGGGTACCGCAGGGCATAGTTGGACACCGGCAACAGATGCATTCTTAACCATTAACATCGCTTCACCCAATAGCGCTCCGCAAGCCTGGGCGTGGTCGGGTGGATTTGGAACCAAGTATTCCAATGGCGCAAACGTCTCAGGTTTGGGCGCTGGTATTAGCATTAACGCTGACGGAACGCAGGTTGTTGTATCCCACGCGGGGAGCCCGTACATTTCAATGTACCCGTGGGCCAGCGGGTTTGGCACCAAGTACAGTAACCCATCTACGCTACCAACCGGAGCGCCAACATCGGGGTCAGGCGCGGTGTATGGTGTAAACGTAGGATTTAATCCAGTAACTAACGATGTGGCGATTGGTCATTCGGTATCGCCGTTCATCACAACTTACCCAGTAACCAGCGCTGGATTTGGTACTAAATACGTTGACCCGTCATCGTTGCCTGTAGGAACGACGGATTCTTTAAAGTTTTCGTCAACCGGCACGTTGTTGGGCGCGGGTTCTGCGGCGTCGCCTTACATCACGGTTTGGAATTGGTCATCAGGGTTTGGGTCTAAATACGCTGACCCTTCCCCGTTGCCAACTGCGGCAACAACGGCTATGGACTGGTCAAGTACCACTGATAGTATCGCAACATCTCAAACCACTTCCTCTCCAAACACTGCTGTTTATTCGTGGTCTGGTGGGTTTGGAACAAAATACGCTGACCCTTCAACAGTTCCGACACAAGCCAAAGCGGTGTCTTTTTCCAACCAATCAAGATGATTACAGACGAAGAAAAACTAGCATCGGCGGTCATGAACGCCTATTACCGTGAGATGGAAATACACGGTTATCAGGTGAACATTGAGAACTATTCTGCTATGCTACTTGCGTTGCCATCGGAAGACTGGCCTCAGGATTGGGTAGCGTTTAAGGGTGTCAAGACTGAGGATTTGCCTCATTCGTTGTCTGATGACGATGCCCAAGCAATCGTTGACTATCAGTATCGTGACCGTCTGCGTTCGCTAGTCAGGACCGAGAAGGCAGAGCAAAGTAAGTCTATCAGGATTAGGGACGTTCTCAAGGCTCAGATCGGCGACAACTACGAAGCGCTGGTTTTGGCTTACAAGGCAGCGCAACCATGACTGTAA